CGCACAACTCGAACTCGGCTCCACCGCGACCACCTACAACAACACCAGCGTCCGCAACCTGCTGGGGTTCAGCGAGGCGTTTGATAATGCTGCGTGGACGAAGAGCAATTCTTCCATTGTAACTGGCGCGGCGGCTAATCCGGTCAACGGCTTGTTCAACGCTCAGAAGCTGATGGAAGATACCAACACTGGTCAGCATCGCGTTTTTAATACTACTGGCATCACATATGTTGCTTCGACGCCTGTTTGCTTTTCCGTTTACGTCAAGGCCGCTGAACGGTCGTTTGTCTATGTCCGTTTAAATAACAGTGGCGCTGATTTTGTAACCGGTTTTGTCAATCTTACCACTGGCGCGGTTACTACGGTTACAGGCGCTGGTTCTATTACAGCGACAAGCATCGGCAACGGCTGGTGGCGCGTTGCGGCTATCGGCACATCGGCAGCATCTACTGCGGTTTCTGGATATATTGCAACAGCCACATCTGGGAGCGTGGTCTCCTACACAGGCGACGGTAACTCCGGCGTTTACATCTACGGCGCACAGCTATCCAACAGCGCCAGCCTCGATCCTTATGTGCCAACCCCCGGTGCAGCACCGAGCAGCACTGCCTATTACGGCCCTCGCTTCGATTACGACCCCGTGACGCTCCTGCCGCGAGGACTGCTGATTGAGGAGCAGCGGACGAATCTGTTGTTGCGGTCGGAAGAGTTTGACAATGGGGCTTGGGGCGTTGGAGGGTTGACTGTTACCGCCAACACTACCGTTGCGCCTAGCGGTGTAACAGCGGCTGACACAATCACAGGTAGCACTGGATCGAACGCGGTTATTTTCCCTGCTGCTGGCTTTTCTGCATCTGCCACAAGTTACACGGCGTCCTGCTACGTAAAGGCTGGCAGCGCCGCGTGGATTGTTTTGAGTATGTGGCAAGGTTCTGGAACTTCAGGCGTCAATGTTTGGTTTAATGCACAAACCGGCGCAGTCGGATCAAACAACGCAACGGCGGGCTATACTTTTACAAGCGCATCCTCAACGGCTGTCGGTAACGGCTGGTATCGGATCACAGTTACAGGCACCGTACCTGCCGCCGCTCTTTTCTGGTCGATGCGCATAGTCGATGGTGACAATGCGTTTGTTTACACGAACACCGTTGGCGACACGATGTTCATCTGGGGCGCTCAACTCGAAGCCGGTGCCTTCGCCACATCCTATATCCCCACCATCGCCAGCACGGTCACACGCTCGGCGGATGTCGCTACGATCACGGGCAGCCTGTTCTCGCAGTGGTACAACCAGAGCGAGGGTGGTTTTATTATTGATTACGGGGCTTTGGCATCTTTTAACTTTCCAACACCTTTTATGGCAGCAGATAGCGCCGCATCCAGCACAAAGCGCATTCAAATATATTTGTCTGGAAATTCCCCAACATATCGAGTTACAGATGGAACAGATCAAGCTGCTGTTAGTCTTCCAAGCGTGACTATACCCGCAACATCAAAATATGCTGTCACATACCGCCTTAATGACTTTGCCGGAACTGCTAATGGCGGTTCAGTTGGCACCGATACAAGTGGAACAATCCCTGCGGTAAATACGCTGTATATCGGCAATCAAAACAGCGCCCAGTTTATCAACGGCCACATCCGCTCCATCCGCTACGTCCCCGTCCGTGCTGCGGACTTCCAACTCCAACAGGTAACGACATGACGATAGATTACTGCTTGAAGAACGCTGATGAAGCCGAGTTTAATAAGCTCATGCTGGCAACAGGTCTATGCGTGGAAGTTACCGAAGGCGAAGGCAAGGAAGCTGTCACGACCGTCGTGCCTGCGTCCTACGAAGTGCTGATCGACCGCATTGGGCCAATCACGATGGGCGATGTGACCTACCCAGAATATTACACCAATCTGCGGATCTTGGGCTTGCTCAATGAAGAACAGGTCAAGGCAATTGACGTTTATGCGATTGATCCGTCTCAGCCCCAGTATCGCACTTGGCTCTAATCTATGACGCAAATCCCGATCCTAAATGGTATCTTTACGGATAACGGGCCTGACTTTCGCACGTCTTACCCGACCAATATGATCCCTGTTCCCAAAGCCAATGGGATCAGTGAAGGCTTTCTGCGTCCTGCTGATGGCCTTATTGCCAATGGGACAGGCCCTGGCGTTGATCGCGGCGGCATCAATTGGAATGGTGTCTGCTATCGGGTGATGGGTTCCAAGCTGGTCACTGTCGGCCCTACTGGCACTATCACAATCCTTGGCGACGTTGGCAACGATGGCAATCTGGTCACGCTTGACTATGACTTCGATCAATTGGGCATAGCGTCAAACAACAATCTGTTCTTTTGGAATCCGACCACCTCAACGCTATCGCAGAACACCGATCCTGATCTTGGACCTGTTTTAGACATGGTATGGGTCGATGGTTATTGGATGACCACGGATGGCGAGTTTCTGGTTGTCACCGATCTTGGAAACCCGCTGGCAGTCAATCCGCTGAAATACGGATCTTCGGAAATTGATCCCGATCCCGTTGTTGCATTGCTGAAACTGCGTAACGAAATTTACGCGCTGAACCGATACACCATCGAAGTCTTCGATAACGTCGGCGGCGATCTATTCCCATTCCAGCGCATCGAGGGCGCACAGATCGAAAAGGGCGTCGTTGGCACCCATGCCTGCTGCGTTTATCTGGAGAATATTGCATTCCTCGGCAGCGGGTTCAATGAATCGCCAGGCATCTACATCGGCGCTAATTCACAGACGCAGAAGATCAGCACGCAAGAAATTGACATGCTGCTTCTTGAATTTACCGAAGCGCAATTGGCTGAAGTGAAGCTAGAGGCACGCAACGACAGATCGCACCAGCATCTCTACGTCCACCTTCCTAACAAGACGGTGGTCTATGACGCATCGGCAAGCCAAGACCTTGGCCAGCCCGTCTGGTTCATCCTGACAAGCAGCCTTGTGGATTACAGCCAGTATCGCGCACGCAATCTGGTCTGGTGTTATGACAAATGGCTTGTTGGCGATCCAGCGAACAGCAACGTCGGTTACATGACGCAGGACATATCTTCGCATTATGGGCAGAAGGTGCGCTGGGAATTTGCCACGACCATTCTGTACAATGAAGGGCGCGGCGCGATCATAACGAACCTTGAACTGGTCGGCCTGACTGGCTCGGTGGCGTTTGGTCTCGATCCCACAATCAACACGTCCTATTCTACTGATGGGCAGACGTGGAGCCAACAGAAATTCATTAAGGCTGGCAAGCAAGGACAGCGTGCAAAGCGTCTTGTGTGGTTCCAGCAGGGATGGATGCGTAATTGGCGCATACAACGCTTTCAGGGCAATTCTGACGCGCATATCGCATTTGCTAGGCTGGAGGCCCAGATCGAGGGTTTGGCCTTCTAATGGTTACTCCGTTCCGCCTGGGCCTTACCCGCGATCAGCTTGCTTCGTTCCTTAGCGATCATGAGCAGATCAAGCAGTTTGAAAAGCTGTTTCAGACCGTTGACACGATCAACACGGTAACGCTTGATGACGTGAGCGTTTCGGCTGGCAATGCTGGTGCATCTGCGAACGAAGCGTTGAGCCAAGTCGAAGCCCTGCAAAGCCTTGTTCAGCTATTGGCCTATGCACCTGAGAGCGCATCACAAAGCGACATAGACGCACTGCAAGACCAGATCACCGCATTGCAGCAACAGCCGCCGCCTAAAGAATATCGCACGCCGCGCTTTGGTTCATTCTATGATACAACAACGCAGACGGCAGCAGCTATCAACACTGCTTATGCGATGACGTTCAACACGACCGATTTGTCTTTTGGCGTCACCCGTGGAAGCCCAACATCGCGCATCTATGTTGATCGACCCAACGTATATAACATTCAGTTCTCCGCGCAGTTGGACAAGACTGCTGGTGGCGTTGGCTTGGTCTGGATTTGGCTCCGCAAGAACGGCGTCAATGTGCCTGACAGCGCAGGGCAAGTTCGCATCCAAGGCAACAACGCTGAAATAGTTTCCGCTTGGAACTACCTGACGCAGCTTAACGCAGGTGATTATATCGAAATTATGTGGGAAGTTGATGATACAACCGTGCAGATATTGTATGATCCTGCAACTGCCGTACATCCCGCTGTGCCTTCAGTAATCCTGACGGTCAGCGATAATATTAGCGCAATGGAGGTCTAACATGGCTGTGCTTACAAAGGTTTTGATTCCGGCTAAGACAGCCGAAGGAACGCAGACGGTTCAATATACCGCGACGAACGTGACCACAATCATCGACAAGTTCACTGCGACCAATTACGACACGGCTGCACGCACGATCAGCGTCAATCTTGTGGCGGCATCTGGCAGCGCAGGGAATGATAACCTGATCGTCAAGACCAAAACGCTTCAGCCGTCCGAGACATATACCTTCCCAGAATTGGTCGGCCAGGTTCTCGCAAACGGCAATTTCATCTCAACGATTGCCAGCACTGGCACGGCGATCAACATCCGCGCATCTGGCAGGGAGATCGGCTAATGAAAAAGCCATCATTTATCATTGAGGGTTTTGGCGGTCTGCGTGAAAGCGAACCGTTCATCACTGCCGCGCAGAACAAGAAGAACACGCAAGTCGTGATCGACGATTGGATGCTCGGCCCTGAAAAGCCCAGCAACGAGCGCGGTGCAAACCCTGAATATTGGCGTGCGCTTGGCAAGGCTATGCAGTGCGATGAGACCGAAGCCCGTCGCCGCCGCTGCTCCAACTGTTCGTACTATGATAATACGACATTAATGCAATCTAAGATGGAACGTATTCCGTGGAACCAATGGGATGATAATGCTGGGTTTCGGGGCTACTGTCATAAATTTGAGTTTATTTGCCATGATCTAAGGTCATGTCAGGCTTGGGAGGAAAAGGAATACGAGGAGGATGACGATTAAATCGTGCATCCATCATGGATAGCGCGTTTTGCATTTAGATATGCCTGATACGCCTCTTGAGGGCTTTTAAAAACACCAAGGTAATGTCGCTTTCCGCGAAGCATGATGGTAGCTACAAACTTGCCTGTTTTTAACTGGGTAACGCCTAGAAGGCCAATTTTGTTGTTCACCTTTGCCCGATTTTGATTTTGCGTATTTAGAGAACGATCAACATCCCGAAGGTTTGAAAAAGCGTTGTTTCTCTTGTTTCCATCAATGTGATCTATTTCCTGATCAGGCCAGTTTCCAGTCATATACAGCCAAGCGAATCTATGAGCCAAAGCCCGAACGCCACCAAACATAATGTAAATGTATCCATCATTGCGAAGGGAGCCAGCACGCATACCGGCCTTTTTGCGGCCTTTGCTTTGAAGATGGGTAAATTCGCCAGTCTCAGGGCAATAATGCGCAAGTTCACGCAAGCGTTCTGCGGTAATCATAAAACACCTCATCACAGTGTTGCATCAGGAAAAACGCAGCAAGCGGTGATGAATCGCCTGTCCCCCGTCAGGTAAGCTGCGGATCAAGAATAATGATGACTATTGTTCATAGCAAGACAATTGTGATATGGTGCAGCCACCGAGCGTCATTGAGCAGCCGGTGGCTCACCTTCAAGGGTTTTGAATGACGCAGGATGGCTCCCCCAAATACTGGCTTCGGCGGAACTTTACCGAGACACTCAGTCTTTCGGATGAAGCCTCCGA